GACCAGTCTCCTTGCAATGCACCTTTAGCATAATCCGTAGCTCTGTTCTCAAAGAAGTTTGTATGAGTAGGAGCGTTGATCATAGTCTCAACCCAAGGTATAGGGTTGGTCTTTGATTTGTATATGCCTTTCATGCCCATAGCTATTAGCCTACGATCAGCTATATACCTAATGTAATTTTTAATCTCATCAGAAGTGAGTCCTTCGATAGTACCCATCTTGAACGCCAAATCAACAAATTTGTCCTCAAGATCAACCATCTTACTAGCAATCTTGTATATATCTGATTTTGTTTTATCATTCCAAATCTCTCTATTTTCTTCAACATAAGTTCTAAATAATTTAATCATACCTTCTGCGTGTTGTGTTTCATCCACGATAGACCATGTAACTATTTGTCCCATGCCTTTCATCTTACCATGTCTAGGAAAGTTTAACAACATAATAAAAGATGAGAATAGTGCTAACCCTTCTGTAAAAGCAGAGATAGCTGCAATCTGTAATGGTATAGGCATATCTTTCTTCGATACATATTCTTTGAAGAAATCATGTTTATCTCTCATGGCTTCATATTCATTGAACTCATTGTATGTGCTCTCTGGCATACCAAGCGATTCAATCAAGTGTGAGTATGCTGCTACATGAAGTGCTTCTCTAGCACAAAAGCCAGTTAGCATCATTCTTACTTCCGGCTGCGGAAAGTATGGTAGATAATTTTCCACGTATCCACCAGACACATCTATGTCTGATTGCGTAAAGAAACGAAATATATTAGTGAGAAAATACTTTTCTTCTACTGATAAGCTTTCTTTCCAATCTTTTACATCTTCTATCATTGGCACTTCAGTGTGAAGCCAATGTGATTGTTCATGTTTTAACCATGCATCGTAAGCCCAAGGATAGTGAAAAGGCTTAAAGTAATCTCTTTCATCTTGTAATTTTAAAGTGCTCATGTTTCTATCTCTTCTACAGATTTTGGCATACAAAGAATTTCTGCTACTTGAGAGCCTTGTGTATCTTCATATGATCTTTTTGCAAACGCTATTAGTTCATCTATGTTTTTTGTAACATAAGAAAAACATTTAGATTGAGAATCAAAGTCAACAACTTTACCTTGATAATGAGTTACATTTAAAACATTTCCACGTTCGTAATCTGCCATGTTGGGAAAGAACATTATTATTGTTATAACATATTTAGTTAGCATTATTGACTTATCCTTTTTGAATACTGTTTTCTCCACAAAAAAGAAGATATATTTGAAGTTATACTGGATAGTTTATTTATAAAACAACTATTCCAAAACCAATGTTTTATCATTTTAGCTGTTCCTCCATGCTTTGTAAATTTTTTATTCTCCATTTTAAAGTTGAAATGGTAGTGTATATACTACCTTGTCCACTTATTTTAGGATCAAGTAAGTTTTCTAATTCTTCTATCTCTCTTTTTAAATAATCTATGTGATTAAGTTTAGCCGTGTTCATTTTATTATACCTTTACTCATCTTTAGTTTTTCTTTCTAACATATAATAACATTCATAGCAAAGTTTTAATCCTTTCCTATACCATGTAAATTCATACTGATCTCCTGTTACCCAACCTAGTTTACATATGTAGCATACATTTTTAAATTCTAAACTATCCTTCACAGGCCAAGCACTCTTCACCAGAAACAATTGCTTCCATATCTAGTTCTTCTATAATCTGTCTTTCAATCTTACGACTAACTTTATCAGCTTTGCTAATCTTTTCTGAACGACAGTAATACATGGTCTTTAGTCCTTTTTTCCACGCCATATAGTGTATAGCGTGTAGGTATTTAATATCTACGTCTGGCCTAAAGAATACGTTAAGAGATTGAGCTTGATCTATGTACTGTTGCCTATCTGCTGCGTGTTCTATAACCCATCTTTGATCTATTTCCATAGCAGTTTTAAATACTTCTTTTTCTTCTGCATCAAGACATCTTAAATGTTGAACAGAACCGTCATTTGCAATGATGCTAGACCATATCCTTTCATAGTTTAGTTTAGTATCTTTGTTACATTTTTCTTGTATAATTTTATCAAGAAACTTATTTTTATTTAAAAAAGACCCACTAAGAGTATCTTGTCTATATGCGTTAGCTCTCCAAGGCTCTATTGATGGAGAGGTATTACCCATTATGATAGAGCTAGACGCATTGGGTGCAATAGCCATGACGTGACTACATCTTAGTCCTGTGCCTACAGCATCAGGAGCTTCACCTCTAAGCAAAGCTAACGCTCTGTTTGAAGAATCTAAACCATCTCTAATATGTTTGAACATTCTAATATTATGAGACTTTGCTAAAGCGCAATCAAAGGGTATACGCTTGCTCTGAAGGTATGCGTGAAATCCAAGTGCTCCCACCCCGACACTGCGCTCGTGCCTCGCACTATAACGAGCACGATGAATAGTATCAGGAGCGTTGTCAATAAAATTTTGTAAAACATTGTCTAACATCTCTAGTATATCTGAAAGAAATTGTTTGTCTTTAGACCACTCATCAAAGTATTCTAAATTTACAGAAGACAAACAGCACACAGCAGTTCTATCTTTGTTAGTTGGTAATATTATTTCTGAACAAAGGTTAGACTGATTTACTGATAATCCTTTTTGTTTTAGCCAAGGGGGTAAAGCATCATTTGATTTATCTATGTAATGTATGTATGGTTCACCTGTTTGCATACGCATTTCTAATATGCGCTGCCACAAATCTTTTGCTGAAACAGTATCACACACTCTATTATTATGTGGATCAATTAAATCCCAACTATCATCCTCTTGAGGATTAGTCATGCATCTTTCAATTAAATTCATAAACTTATCTGATACATTTATGCCATGATGCATATTTAAACAGCGAAAGTTTTGATCTCCTGTTGGTTTACGCATTTCAAGAAATAATAAAATATCAGGGTGAGATATGTTTAAATATGCGGCATATGATCCTCTACGAGTTCTCCCTTGTCTATATGCCAAACTGGATGCATCGTACATTTTAAGGTGAGGCATGACCCCTGTAGATTTATCACCAGATGAACGTATGCCAAAACCAACACCAACACCACCACCCAACATAGAAAGCCAATTTGTTTCACTTAAATTCTCCACAAGTCCTTCTGCTGTATCATTAATGTAATTAAGGTAACAAGAAATAGGAAGACCCCTACGTGAACGACCGTAGGAAAGTATCGGTGTAGAATACGATAGCCAATGTCTCGAAGAATAATCATATAATCTTTGAGCATGGTTTTCATTGGTTGCAAAAGTTCTTGAAACATACGCAAATCTCTCTTGTGGTGATATTTCACCATCCATCATGTAAGACTCTTTTAGTCTTATCTTACCTAAATCATCAAATAAATCATCTCTCTGAGGATCAATATATACTGAATTATTTACTATCATAATGCAACTCCAAAATAAGTTGAGCGTAATGAATAATTTTTTCTACGTCTTTTTTTCCTTCACCTTTTTTAGCGTGTCTAGTTGCATACTTAATTATGTTACCTTCAAGAAAACCTATTTTATTTTTTGCTATAAACTCTACAGGTTGTATCGTACAATCTTTGTAATGATTACCACCAACCTGTTTATCCAAAGCAGACTCTTCTTTTAACTTTCTAAGAATATATTTATCTCTACTCTCTCTATCTTCTACTTTCTTATGAATTACTAAATCTATTTCTTTACTCAATGTTTTCTCCCGAAGTTTACATTTATAATATTACTACCTAAATCTTGTTTTGTAATTACGGCTTCTTCATTTTCTTTCTTTGCTTCACTCATAAAGTTCAGTATAACATCGTGTCCCACTGACGTAACATAGTTATGTTCATTGTTTAGTATCTCTAGCATACCATGACACATAACGTGTGCAGGACTAATATCATCAGTAGAAGTTGTATCGTAACATCTTACGTCAACACTGTCATCATTTGTGCTATCTAGAACTATATAAAGTCTACCTTCTTGTAATCCAAAAGATTCTTCTTCTATTCTCTTTTTGATATTATCAGGTATTGCATCACCTTCAGGTTTAAATGTAAACCCTTCTAAAACATCATCTTCATTACTCATTTGGTCCACTCCTTTGGGGGAACTTGTTCTGCCCATTCAAAACCATGTTTATCAGCCCAATCAGCATGACTAGTCTTAGAACCTTTGTATATCTTTTTACGCGAATTAGCAAACAAAAATTTAACATCAAAGTCTGGATTTTGTTTTTTAACCAATAAATGTTTAACTCTATCTGCTTGTAACAATCTACCTTTTACTTCTATATAAAAATCATAATCTTTTATATAAAAGTCTGGTATGTACACACGAGGAGGAGGGACATATCCTATTTTGTGAGGTTCAAACTCAAACTTTATCTTTTGTTTGTTTAAGGCTAATGCAACTTGTGCTTCAAATCTTGATCTAAATTTCATTGTATCAACACATCCTTTTTAATAGCATTGTGTCCCACTAGCTTTGAATACTCTTTTTCAAATAGTTTTTTATATTTATCTGTTAAATTAGATAATGCAATATTAAAAGCTATCATCGGATATACTACTGTTACACAAGCTTTACTAGCATCTAGTATAGAAGAAAAATCTACAGACACCATAAAGTATTTACTTGTGTAATCTTCATCCTTCCACATACCTTTATCAGACATATTTAGTCTATGTCTTAAAGGTAAACCATTTTGCTTACTTCTTAATTGCAGTATGCAATCAGAGGCTACATCTTTCTTCTCAGTTTCAAAATATACAAACTTTGCATTTGGGTTTTGATCTATCATAAAGTCTGTGTATCTTTCAACAAACAATATCATTCTATACTCTCCTTAACGTATTTGGTGTACCAAACTCTAGGTTTGTTTTCTGCTCTTGAAATAGCTTTAGGTTTTATTACTGCTTTAGGCCAACAGTGCTCTTTGTAGCCACAATAACCACAATTCTTATGCATTAACCTATTACCTGTCTTTTTTAGTTCTTTGGTCTTGCGATCTTTATACACTTCTTCTGTATCTGAAAAAGATTTCTTAAACTTCTTATTACTTAATACTTCTACTATGTTGTTGTGGCTTTTTTCTAACGCTTCTTTTCTATCTTCATCTTATAGTAAAGGAGCCTTACATACAGCCCACTCACCTGTTGCTTTATTAATAGCTATCCAACCACCAAATTCACAATTAGCGGCTTCAGAGTACAGGTAGCCTTGTTGCACATAGCCAAACACATCATCTGATTTGATGTTATTGTAACCACGATTAGCAGAAAACTTCATAGAAAAAGCACCGGGGCTAGCACTCTTTATATCATACACTTTTCCATCAATCTTTACATCATACGTGCCTTTTAAAGTTGTGTTGCCTATATCTAATTCTACAGCTTTTTGTTCATCTTCTATGTTGATTCCTGCTGCTTTCATAACCGTTACCGCTATAGCTTCTATTATATCTCCAAATAAAAACTTCATAACTAATGTGTAGTCTACATCTTCTACAACATCATCACGCATTGCCATCTGCTGTTGGCACATTGGTTTGCCTACACCAGACATTCTTATCTTAGGTCCATTCTGTTTACGGCTAAATTGTCTTTCTAATGCGTGACCACACATTTCTTTAAATTCTTCAACGAGATTAGGGGGGATGCCTTTTGACTCCCCCCTTGATGCCGCTTCTAAAAAGAATTGAACTCTTTGTAGAAGAGTATCAGACACTAAGCTGCGCTCTCTAATTCCTTGGCAACGTCTAAGTCTTCTTTAAGTAAAACGTTTTCCTTTCTCTCGTTGTGATCTTTCACTACACGTTCATTCCAACCTTTTATATCTTCCATAAA